AAAACTTGACAGAACTGACACTAAAAAAGAAGCGATGTTGGAAGCATTGGAGAAGTCGTTGAGCATTGTATCCACCGCTTGTAAGATGGTCGATATATCGCGGCAGACCCATTACGCATGGCTGAAGTCAGACGAAGAATATAAGAAGGCGGTAAACTCCATTCAAGACGGTGTTCTCGACTTCGCAGAAAGCCACCTCTACAAGCTCGTGAAGGAAGGCAACCCCGCCGCTACTATCTTCTTCCTAAAGACTAAAGGCAAGAAGCGCGGATATATCGAACGGCAAGAGATAGAGGTAACCGAGAAGAAGCCGCTCTCCTGGCTCGATGAGTAAACTCCCCGCGACATATTACCACGTCAGGAACTCAAAGAAACGCATCCAGGTACATCAAGGCGGGACACGATCCGGCAAGACGTACTCGATACTTCAAAGCCTCATAGAGCTATGCCACAAGAACAGCGGCCTCGTAGTGACCATCTGCCGAAAGACATTCCCCGCCCTCCGTGCTACGGCTATGAGGGACTTCTTCGAGATACTCGAAAACGAAGACGCCTATAACGTCGAGCTTCACAACAAATCTGAAGCCACTTACCAGCTATGGGGAAACCTCGTGGAGTTTATTTCCGTTGACCAGCCCACGAAAGTGAAAGGCCGTAAAAGAGATGTGCTCTTCGTGAACGAATGTAACGAGCTAGCATTGGAGGACTGGCGGCAACTTATCCTCCGAACCACGGGAAGAATAATAGTAGACTTTAACCCCTCCGACGAATTCCACTGGCTTTACGACTTACCCAAACGCGATGATTGCGACTTCTTTAAAACCACGTACAAGGATAACCCGTTCCTGCCGGAAAGTGTACTCCTGGAAATTGAACGCTTCAAAGAAGCAGACGAAAACTTCTGGAGGGTGTACGGACTCGGAGAGCGAGGAACAAGCCGAGCGACCATCTTTACCCATTGGAAAGAAATAGACCAAATACCGAATGAATACAAGCTACTCAACATCGGACTCGACTTCGGATATACGAACGACCCGACCGCCATCGTGCGGGTGTACACCGACGGTCACGGATTCGCGGTCGATGAACTCTGCTACGCAACGCGCCTTACTAACTCAGATATTGCAAAAAGCCTCCGCGATAACGGAGTGCATCGATCTGATGTTGTTATATGTGACTCCGCAGAGCCCAAAAGCATCGACGAGATACACGGTCACGGATTCAATACTCACGGAGCAAGAAAGGGAAGAGATTCAGTTAGAAGCGGAATCCAGTTCCTCCATTCGCGCCCGCTTCTTATCACGTCTCGGAGTGTGAACCTTATCAAGGAACTACGCAATTACAAATGGAAGGAGGATAAGAACGGCAAGCAGCTAAACGAACCAGTAGACTCATTTAACCACGCTATCGACGCGATGCGGTACGCGATTACTTTCAACCAAACGAACCCCAACTTTAGGGCATACGCTATCGGATAGAAAAAAAAGAAAGAAAAGTTTGGAAACTAAAAGAAAAGTTCCCTATCTTTGAGACATCAGAACGAACGGAAAAACAACAAGCCATGAACATTCAAGACGCAAAATTTAAGAAGCAGTTTGCAGGGGAGTACCGAATCGAAGGAACTTTTAAAGGGAGAGAGGTTGCAATCGAAGCGAGCCGACAAGACAACGGAAGTTTTAGCTGGACAGCGTACGTCGAGGGTTGCTACGTAGACGGAGACCGAGGATGGACGCTTACCTACCTTAAGCAAGTCGTCCGACTTGGCCCACAGGACTTCTTTTCAAACATCTAATGAGCAACGAACCCGAATGGTTTCAAGAGGTGCTTGACCGCACCGAACAAACCGAATCCTTCCTCCTGTCTTAACAGCCCCTTCGGGGGCTTTTTTTTTGCCCTAACTTTCCGGACGTAAGGAAACCGAACAAAGCAAGTTATTTAAACGATGGAATTACGCCTCCCTCATAGATGGTCGGATCTCACGCTCGGAGAACTGCAAGTAATGATGACAAGCGAGAACCAACTCGAACGCATCTCAATTTGCACGGGGCAATCCGTGGACAAGTTGCGGACCATGCCGCAGAAGCTCATAGAAGCCGCTGGAGCGCATATAGATGAATTACTAACCAAAGAGACCGCACGATTTGAAAAGGTCGTTGAGATGGACGGTAAACGCTTCGGTTTCGTTCCCGATTGGGATGCGTTCACGGCGGGCGAATGGATTGACCTTGAGAATCACCTCGAAGACTTCTGGAAGAACGCACACAAAGTCATGGCGGTGCTTTTCCGGGAGGTAACTTACGAACTCGGGGAGGCTTACGAGGTGAAGAAGTACACAGCCAAAGAAGACGCATCGATATTTGAGGAGATGCCCGCCGACCTCGTATCCGGTACGCTGCTTTTTTTTGGACTACCAGAAACGAACTGCTGCACAGTATGAAGTACTCTTTACTGGAGGCAGCGGAGGCAGCGATCCAGTCGGCGAAAAATGGGGGTGGTATCACGTCCTCCACGCCCTCGCAGGCGAAGACCTCCTCAAGATGGACAAGGTTACGGAACTCCCTATTCAAGTCGTCTTCCAACATCTCAGTTATTTAAAAGACAAGCTCGCACATGATCACGTTTAATAACATAGTCGAACGCTTCAAGGTATTCGCGGAGAATCACTTCTTTATAGAAACCTTTTCGTTTGGCTCTCCCGATGACGTAGACCTCACGAAATTCACTTCCTTCCCGCTCATGCATCTCGTTTATACGGGGGCTACCTACGACCCGGGAACCAAGACCTATAACCTGGAGGTATATATCCTCGACGTACCCGCCGACAAGACGAAGAAGGTAGACCGACAGAAGGAGGTAGTAAGCGATGCGGAGCAATGCGCAGAGGATATAATCGCGGACATTAAGAACGGGGGGAACATCTTCCTTTTCGCACAAGATTACGAGGTACTAAACGCGACGACTACACCGCTCGAAGAAGAGACGAAGAACGTACTTTCCGGTGTGCTGCTGGACTTGTCGGTTTCTATCCCGTACGAATGGGATGCTTGTAACGCTCCTATTGACGGGGTTAGCCCCGAAGGCGGGGACGAAGTAGCGTATGCCCGACGGGGTATCCTTCGAATGTTAACGGTCGATGGTGCTACCGACGTTCTCAGCGTTCGCACGATCAAGGTAACGAACGGCACGTTAAGTGATGACGGGGACGGGGTTGTTACTTTGAACACCGGAGGCGGTGGCGCGGAATCGTTAAACGATTTAACAGACGTAACTATCACGGCTCCGCTTGTTACGGGGCAAACATTGGTCTATAATCACGACGGCTCCCCGCGAGGCTTTCACAATTTATTAAACTCGCTCGCAAATCTGAGCGATACAAATATTACTTCGACGCCTTCGGCGAATGCGTTTCTAAGGTATGTAGATGGGGCATGGGAGGCAGTGCCCGTATCGATCCCAAGCCCGCCACCAAGTACGACGGATGGACTAACTGAGGGAACTACAAACCTATACTTCACAGAGCAACGCGTTAGCGATAATTCCGATGTATCGACCAACTCCGCAAAGGTTGGGATTACGACACAACAAGCCAGCGACATAACAGCTAACAACGCGAAGACGGGAATCACACCTACCCAAGCGGGAGAGATAACCGCGAACACGGCAAAGATTAGCTACACAGACGCCTCTGCCGTTGCAGCTAATACGGCAAAGGTTGGGATAACGACACAGCAGGCTTCAGACATTACAGCTAACAATTCAAAAGTCAGTTACACCGATGCAAGCGCAGTAGCGGCAAACACTGCAAAGAACAGCTATCCAAGCGCCGACGCCTCTAAATTAGCGGGCATAGAAACGGGCGCAGAGGTAAACACGGTCGACGACGTAACAGGGGGCACGGGATTAACGGCAAGCCCTACCACAGGAAACGTAGTCTTGAACCTTGATGACACGGCAGTAACGGCGGGAAGCTATACAAGCGCAGACATAACCGTTGACGCGCAAGGCAGAGTAACGGCGGCAGCCAACGGAAGCGGCGGCGGTGGTACTTCTTATCATGACCGCTTTGCAACCGACGCGGAGACCTTTCGAAGCGGTGCAACGGATACGGTCGAACTGTACTATACAGCGAAGGCAGACGGCGACGGTTTAGCGGAGAGCGCAAGCAGCGACACCCCAACGGCGGGCAAGGTCATAAACCGAAAAATATACTACTCAGAGGCAGCCTTTGCGGATCCTGACACGGGCACATGGCTAGAGTTTACACCAGCACCCGCCGACGATGCTTCATTTGCTACGGTCAAAGCGGCGCTTTTGGAATACCTTAAAGCGAGGACGGGCGGCACCGTGCCGATATCGCTCAAACAAACGTGGGAGGAGGTAGCGCAAGCTCCATCGTTTACGGGTCTATTGAATGAGAGTTACGGAAGCGGGGCAGAGGCGGCGTATAGCACGAGGCGTTTGAATGGCAACGTAACGGACTGCATGGTTATTCGCAGGGCTTCGGATTCGACGACTACCACGATAGGCTTCGACGGTTCAGGCAATATCGACGAGAGCGCGATTACGACGTTTTGCACGGGTACGAGTTGCACGGTGGTCACTTGGAAAGACCAAAGCGGAAACGGGAATGATGCGACGGCGGCGGCACAAGCTAACGAGCCAACGATTTACACGGGTGGAGCGTTGGTGAAGGAGAACGGAAAAGTGGCGGTAGAGTTTGATGGAAGCGATGACGTTCTCGGATATGATGCGACGTTAACCAACTATGACGATATTTCAATTTTCGCCATAATTCAAAACAGCAGTTCAGTTGGTGATGACCAGCGTATAATTTCTTGGGGAAATTCAACAAGCGATACACCTATTTACGCGCCGATGCAGTCAAAAAAACTGAACTCACCAGAAGGAACGGCGGTATTATTAAGGCAGACCACGGCACAAGTAGACCAAACAGAATCAGCAAGCGATGGATACGGTTTAATTTGTTTCGAAGCTGACGCAAACGGCATTGAATTATTTAAAAATGGATCGAGCACATTTAGCAAAACTTTTACGCTGGACACTTACACGCTAAATCAGTTTGGAATAGGAGCGTTACGCAGAACATCGAACGTGTCCCACTATGAAGGCGCAATTCAAGAAGCGCTAATCTACGCTTCTAACAAATCCAGCGACCGCACTTCCATCGAATCCAATATCGCCGACTACTTCACACAAAACACGCCGCTGCTCGACACGTATACAGGAGCGGCGGCGGCCTACTCTTTGCGCAAGCTGCGAACCGCTTACAGCGGTAGCGCCATTCGCGTGCGACGAAGCAACGACAACGCAGAGACGGATATCGGTTTTAACGTATTCGGTGAGCTTGACACCGTGAGCCTTGCGGCGCATTGCGGTTCGAATGACGGATTTGTAAAAACGTGGTATGAGCAAAGCGGAAGCGCATACAACGCAACGCAAAGCGTGACATACTATCAGCCAAAGATTTACGACGGCACCGGAGGGACTATAATGTTAAACAATAAGCCAGCCGTAGAATTTCAAGACTTCTCAGATAGGTTGTTAAGTTCTAGCGCCAGCGAATTCACTAACAACCTTAATAATGAATTGTATTGTGTTGGCTCTTATGGCACTTTGAATGCAGGTAATCAGTATTTAGGAGGGGCAAAGATTGGTAGTAGTTCGCGGGGGCTTATGATAGGCACAAATTCTAACAGTAACCAAATTCGATACCATTGCGACGGAGGAGCGTTTGAGGTTGCGACAGGCGGAACATTAGTATCAGATACTCAAGTTTTGCACGGAGGCACCTACAACGGCACAACAAGAACAGGGCGTTTGAACGGTTCTGCTGTTGGCACGAATACAGACGCGGCAAATCTTGGAACAGGACATCAATACTTTTTAGGTAACCATCCTGACTTGACGGCAGGCGGAGATAAAAAATTACAAGAGATCATTATTTATGCCTCTTATAATTCAAACGAGGCAGGCATTGAGAGCAACATAAACACCTTCTACTCTATCTACTAATGCAGTATATAATCGTTTTACCTGAAGGCACATTGACAAGCGAGAAGCGCGCCAACTCCATCACGCGCGAACTCTACAACATTACAACGCCGCTAGCCGTGCAGGAGCCGTACCAAAAGGATGGCACCGTGTTCGGCGTTCTCGTACACCCTGACGGCGTACAGCACGCTTTGCAAGTGGATACCGGGTACACCATCCCCGTACACCCGCAAGCGACCTTGGAGAAGCTGGTTTCTTTGTTTCCTGAACTCACAGAACAAGAACGGTTCAACCTTCAATCTTACGTCCTTAATTCTAACTCATTCCGGTTTGGGCACATAGTACCCTCGACGACTACGATCCGGGACGAACAATACATGATTGAAAATGGCTGGTTTCCTAAAGAAGATATCTAAGGTTCTTTGCCTTATCGTTTTGGCGGCGGTAGCTATCCCGGTTGGGATCGTGTTTACCGTCCTCGATGCTTTACTGTTTACCGCACAAAACCTCGTGAGAACGATTTGGGAGCTTATATACGGCTTCTTCGGTTCTGTATCAAAGGTGGTATCCGTTTGTTCGGGATCGTTCCTTACAAGGCTTCTAACGAAGCGAGGCGTTCCCTTCGGTACTTATTCCGTATCTGCGGTACTTGGAGCTAACCAACGAGAGAAGACACTATCAAACGTGGGCGCTTGGCTCGCTGAACTCCTGGACAGCATCGAAGCAAACCACTGCAAGAAGGCAAGCGAAAACGCGGGAATATGAACGACACGATAAACGGGATAATACAGTATTTTGGGGCTATGCCGCCGCCATATAATCCGTTGTACGATCTTAACAAGGACGGGTTTATAAGTGTACTCGATTTATTACTAGCTCTCTCATGAAGAACCTAAACGAGGTAATTATTCGCTTTGCAGATGAAGTCGTGAAGTCGGCACGTCGGCACCTTGGGGGGCGTAGGATAGGCAAGAACAAGAGTTACGGCGTAGCAACTGGAACGCTTAAACGATCGCTTTCGTATCGCATAAGGGTACGAGGTAACGAGGTGCGGGAGGTCACCTTCGGGGCGAGGGGCAAGGCGAACAAATACGCCGCCTTTCTGCATTGGGGGGTAAACGGTACAGAGAAGAACCAAAAGAGCCCGTTCTTTAAGTTTCGCAAACAACCGCCTTCCTCGGTCTTTATCCCGTGGATTCGCTCTAAGGGCATACGGCTACGCGATGAAAAGGGGCGATTTAAGAAACAAAGCGAGAGCAACATGAACAGCCTCGCGTTCTTAATTGCTCGCAGCGTAAAACGTAAGGGAATCGTTGGACTGCGGTTCTATGAGAAAGCCTTCACCGCCGTCTCAGGTCGCTTCAATAAACAAATAGGCGAAGCGGTAGCGGAAGACTTAAAAGACAAGTTCAAGTTAAATCTCGGTAATATAACAGTAAAGTAATGGCATCTATTGACAACGGCCCAACCGCAGGCTCTTGGTTACCAGCCGGGCAAAAGCTACTTTTTACTCTTGTCCCCGATGAAACGGTAACATCCGACTATCGATATATAGTCCAGATAGAGGAGAACGGTACAATTATTTCGAAGGTTTATCTCTCTCCGAATCCAGTAAATACCGCCTTCTTGGATTTATCCGAGGCAATACTTGGGCGCTTAGAAGTAGACGCATTCAAATACGGCTCAACCGCAACAATACACTCGCTTCATAACAAGGTGTATTCACGCTCGAACGGAAATATCAAGCGATACCGTATAAAGGTGGGACACTTCGACGGGAGCAGCGAATCTCTTGCGGATGATACGTCCGGATATTACTACCTCTTTGCCGGATACGAACAACTCTCGCAAGGGCTGTTCCCTTCGTTCGCGGATTATTACGGTTCAACTACCTCAAAAAAGGTATGGTTGACGGATCGCGTACCCGTGAGCAACGTAATAAACGTAAAGGCAGCCATTGAAGATAACGGGGTCGCCGCCTTCATAAACTCGGACGATACCGGGTCCCTTATTACTCAGCTTACGTTTAAGGTTTACGACACGTTAGGCAGTCAGGAAGCCACGCTCGAATACGTGGTTAATGCGACCAACGGCGGCCTCGTCCCTACTACGGCATGGGCCGACTCTACAACGGACGGAAGTTTGTTATATGCATACGTATACCCGGCTTCGTTTGCAGCCCTTACAAGCGAGCTAAACGGAGTCACGGAGGGTTGGGCTTATTACGATGTTATCCCAAGCACCACAGGCGGGCCAGTAGGCAACACGCTACGCATTACGAACGACTGCCGATATAGCAAGAACGAAGCGGTTCAGCTTGCTTGGGCGAATACGCGCGGCGGGTGGGATTACCTTAGATTCAACGGCAAGAAGCAAAAGACGCTCACAAGGGAAGAGAAGACGTACCGAAAGATAGTCGGCGATTACAGCGGGGCGCAGTATCAAATCGGCGGCAGCGAGCGACAAATAAAGCCGTATCAACTAGAGGCGAAAGAACGCTACCAGTTAAACGGCATTCTCACGATAGAGGAACTCACCTTGCTCCAATTCTGCATGAGGAGTAAAAACGTCATGGCAAGGATTGACGGCATATGGGTTCCCGTTACCATCTCCACGAACTCGATCCAGGTAGAAGAAGAGACCGTTTCGAAGGTGTTTGTTACTTCGTTCGACGTTGAACTTGCACAGATAATCCGATGCTAAGACTCACGATCGACGGAAACGAAATAGAGCTGTACGAGAATGAACCCGTAAACCTCTCGTATCAGTTCAGCAACTTGCAAGAAATCAACGCGAGCAGTTCAAGCTTTTCGCAGACCTTCCGCGTACCCCTGACCAAGAAGAATCAAGATTACTTCGGCCCTGTTAACGAGTTCGGACTCATTCCGGATTGGAACCCGAAGACCAAAGTAGACGCGGAGCTTACTTACAACACCATTCCGGTCATGCGGGGCTTTGTCCAGGTGAAGGCGATATACGTTCAGAAGGGCAAGTATGCAGACGTTGAAGTCGTCTTCTTTGGTGAGACGGCCAACCTTTCGCGAGACATTGGGGATGCGATGCTTTCAGACCTCGACCTTTCTACTTACAATCACACGCTTAACGCTACGCAAATTGTATTGAGTTGGGCGGGCGGCCTTTCAAGCGGTGCAATCCGTTACGGCCTTCCTGACAAGGGGCAGAACTGGACAAGCGAAAACATCTGGACCAATACTAACCCGCTCGAACACGGAGACTTTACCCCCTACTTCCGCGCTTCTAAGTTGTTAGAAGAGATTCTGACGGATGCGGGGTATACAATGGAGAGCGGCTTTTTCGACGGGGCTACGGGCTTCGAAGAAATTACGGATCTCTATTTGTTAATGAACAACGGCAACCGTAGTCCGATAGGAACACAAATGCCGCAGACCGCTACAATGCTGGTTGGCTATCAATCAGACCAAAGCGGACTATTTGGAAACACGTTCAGCAACTTTCCCACGTTGAGCGAAAGCAGTCCTTTTTTTGATACTGGAAACAATTTTACTGGGGTATCATATACGCCGCCTTTTCGGGCTCTTTACACTTTTCGAATTAATATATTTGGACGGTTGAGCCACAGCAGCCACAACATCAGCATTCGATTAGCTAAGCAATTCTCCACGTCTATTTTTGACGCTATTACAGATATGCCAGCGGCAATATTTGACGACGTAACGCACAGTTTCATAACCCCTCCTATATTGTTGGATACTGCGGATTTTGTAAATCTGCAATATAAGAACGACACCAGCAGCCACACTTTAGCCGTAGACGGTGACGGTACAATTAGCCCGGAATCTACGTGGCTGGAAATCGTAGAAATAACAGACCCTTCGAGCGGGCAAACGGTGGACGTGGCCGCTAATATGCCCGTTATGAAGCAGATAGATTTCGTGTCGGGTTTGCAGAAGATGTTTAACCTCGTATTTATCGCCGATAGAAACAACGCGAAAAAGCTATACGTTGAGCCGTTTAATACTTACATAGCCGGAGGCGCACAAAAGGACTGGACGAATCTAATAGACCTCTCTAAAGACATTACAATAGAGCCAACGACGGACCTACAATCGAGGCGGTACGATTGGACTCATTCGAACGGAAAAGACCTTGTTAACGATTTGGTATTCAAAAACGCGTCACGGGTGTACGGGCGATATCGCGTGGACGACCCGGAGAACGATTTCGCATCGGGTACGAAAGAGATTAAAAGCCCGTTCGCTCCGCACGTCGCCTCCTATATTCCGGAAACTCAATTCGCCGTCCACCGGATGTTGGTAGACACCGACCAAGACGACAAGCGAATTAAAGACCCGCTTCCGCGTTTGGCCTTTTGGAACGGCGGAATAGCTGGTTCAGTTTACTTCTTTAACGATGCTAATTCTGCTGCGCAAACCGCTACGGCGTACCCCGCCTTCTCGCAGTATTCCGTTTTAGAGGCTTCAGTTGAGGACGAAGATTTGAGTTTCGGACCGGAGCAACCTTTCCACATCGTAGAAGCCAACCCGCTAAACACGTTGTATTACAAATATTGGTCGCCTTTCGTGAATCAGTTGTACAGTTCCGACGCTCGCAAGCTCACCGCGTTCTTTCGGTTGACACGGGCGGACATTGCTACGTTCGAGTTTTCGGATAAGATTTACCTCAAGGATACCTACTGGCGGATCCTTTCAATCTCGTATGACGCCACAGGTGAAGACCTCGTTAAGGTGGAGCTGCTCAAGGTGTTGAGCGACATTCGCGATTGCCAATTTATACCGACGGGCATAGATAAGGCAAATGGTAAAATTCAGTTCTCAAACCCGGCAGGCGCAACGGTTGACCAAGTAACGCGGGTATGTTGTGAGAAGTATGGCTACCGCTACGATAACTCCACTTCACATTGTTACCAACAATTCGAGCAATGAGGAATCTTGATAACCACCGTTATATAGGAGAGGCAATACAACTACTGCAAGCCAAAGGTGAACGGGTTCGAGTCCCGCTTTGGTTTAAGGTATTGGATTGGTTTCTCGCTACTCTTTACGTTTCTGTTCTTGGATTCGTTATATATAAAATTGGCTCATGGCTACTCAGCAAGATTACGTTTTAAAATTTAGCGCGGATACGGGCAACGTAAACAGCGCAATTCAGGACGTTCAAACGGGCGTAGAGGGAACGAGTGGAGCGGTATCGGGACTCACCAACCAGCTCGACAAGATGACGGGCGGAGCCGTTTCCGGCTTCCGCAATCTTACCGGAGGACTAAAGAACGGGGTCACGGGGTTGAAGTCGTTCAAGGTCGCCCTCGCTGCTACGGGAATAGGGCTTCTTCTTGTGGCTATCGGTTCACTTGTCTCCTTCTTCACAAGCACAAAGAGAGGAGCGGAACAACTCAAAGTAGCAACTGCGGCCCTAGGTGCTGCCTTCGACGTTTTACGCGATCGCGTTTCCAAGATTGGGGGCGCATTGGTGAAGTTTTTTACCGGGGACTTCTCCGGAGCTTTGGAAGATGTTAAGGCTTCATTTACTGGAATCACTGACGAGATAATCCGAGAGACAAAGGCGGCCTCCGATTTAGAGCAAGCTATGAACCGCCTAAAAGATGAAGAACGCGAGTTCACCAAAGCACGAGCGAAGACCAATTTAGAGATATCTAAGGCGCGTCTTTTGGCAGAGGACGACACATTGACCGTAGAGGAGCGAATAAACGCCTTACAACGCGCCGTAGAGCTTGAGCAAACGACCGTAGATGAACAACTGCGGCTAGCTGAAGAGCGGGCGCGTATAGCACGGGAACAAGTCGCACTCGGTGAAAGCCTCGAAGAAGACCTCAATCGAGTAGCAGAAGCAGAGGCGGCGGTACTGGATCTACAATCGGCTTCACTTCGTACTCAAAAGAGACTGCAAACAGAACTCAATTCGTTACGTACCGAAGGTATCGCCAAAGCTAAGGAGGCGGCACAAGCGGAAATCGACCTAATGAAGGCGACGGCAGAGGCCAACGCCAAGAGAAGAGAGGAAGACACCAAGACGCTACAAGTAACAACGGAGAACCAAGACAAGACCCTCCAAGTAAGTACAACGAGCCTTGCAGACCAAGTACTAGGAACGGAGACAGCGGAAGAAGAAAAGCGCAGATTGCGCCGTGAAACATTTGACGACTTCAAAGACGGTGCAGAGCTAGCGGGTCGGCAAGCCTTGGAATTCGCTCAAATGGCTTTGACCTTCCTTGGCGATTTGAACACGATCTTTACACAAGACGAAGAAAAGCGAGCAAAGCGAAGTTTTGAAATCGGTAAAAAGCTCGCCATTGTTACGACCATTATGAACACAGCCGAAGCCATAGGATCCGCACTTGCAAAAGACGGAGTTGGCCCAGGCTCTCGATTTCTTGCAGCGGCGGCAGCCGGGGCAGCAGGAGCGGCACAAGTTGCAACGATAAGCCGACAGCAGTTTAACGCAGGAGGTACAACGGGTGGCGGGGCTACAACAAGCGTAGACCGCCCGAACCTTACCGAACCACCATCACCCACAGCCCCTCAACTCGATCTCGGTTTTTTAGGGGGTGGAGCAGGGCAAACGGGCTTCCGTACCTACGTCGTATCCTCGGAAGTATCGAACGCCCAACAAGCCAACCAACGTATTAACGACCAAGCTACACTTGTAGGATGAATATATTAGAACTAGTAATAGACGAAGAGGCGGAACTCTACGGAATAGACGCTATCTCCCTCGTAGAACAACCCGCTATTGAATCGGACTTCATAGCGATGAACGCCCAACTCTTGCAATTCAAAACGCAGGACCAAGAGAAGCGAATTGTAATGGGCGCGGCTCTCATTCCGGATAAGCCTATATATCGCAAGAACGGAGAGGAAGAGTACTACGTGTACTTTTCGAAGAAGACGGTCCGCCGGGCTATGGAGCTGTACTTTAAGAACGGAAACCAAGCGAACGCCACGCTAGAACATGAGCACACTTTGAACGGGCTGCACGTCGTAGAGTCATGGATCGTAGAAGGAGAGCAAGACAAGAGCCGTATGTACGGGCTAGAAGTCCCCGTGGGTACGTGGATGGTTTCTATGAAGGTAGAGAATGACGCGATTTGGGAGAAGTTCGTAAAGGAGGGCAGCGTGAAAGGCTTCTCAATAGAAGGGTATTTCGCGAATAAGTACGAGCTAGCGAAGGCCACGGTAAAGAAGGACAAGCGATATAAGAAGGGAAAGCGCGTAGATATGGAGTCGTATAGCGATTACCCCGACGCGGTAAAGAACAACGCAAAGAGGGGTATTGAATTGAACGAGAACCAAGACAATAAATGCGCTACGCAGACGGGCAAGGTACGGGCGCAGCAACTTGCCAACGGTGAACCTATATCGGAGGAGACAATTAAGCGAATGTATTCGTACCTCTCAAGGGCAGGCGAGTATTACGACCCTAACAGTACCACCGAATGCGGGACTATCTCCTATCTATTATGGGGAGGCAAAGCGGGCCTCCGTTGGGCGAAGTCCAAACTCACAGAGCTTGAGTTGCTGTGGGCGGTAGAGATGGAGTTAGCACTTGAGTACCTGGAGGAGCGGTTGAGTAAGGAACAAGGCGAGTAAATCGTTATATAACAAATCCCTCGAAGATGACACTAAAAGAACGTATCTCCGAAATCTTTGACAAGTACTCTGTTGAGTTGTCGGTCGAAGAGAATGCGGAGGTAAAATTTGCAGTTGCTACGCTAGACAGCGGGCAAGAAATCCAAACCGAGGCGGACTCTTTCGCGGTCGGTGCTTCTGTTTTCGTAGTAAATGACGAAGGCGAACAAATCCCTCTACCCGATGGTGAGTATACTTTGCAAGACGGCTCTATGTTGGTCGTCGCTGAGGGTGCAGTTACCGAAGTAAAGGAGGCAGCCGAAGAGCCAGCCGTTGAAGCGGAAGAGGAAAAGGAAGAAGAGATGACCGCAGAGGTCAAAGAGGTTGAAGCATCTACCGAGGTATTAACACGCGAAGACGTAGCAGGCATGATTGCCGAAGCTATCGAAGCAACAAAGGCGGAGTTCTCTTCACAAATCGAAGAGCGCGATGCAAAGATTACGGAGTTGAGTAAGCAGGCCACGAAGAGCCTCTCACGCGCTCCAAAGATGGAGGCGCCAGTTTCCGTCGATTTGAAAAGTTTATCAATCCAGGAGCGCGTCGCCGCGATCCACAACCAATTCTCTAAATAATGGCTAACGCTACAGTTGGAGTCGGCACTTACGCCGGCGAAGCGGCACGTCCTTACGTAGCCGCCGCGATTTTGTCTGCGGACACTCTCGCAAACGGTTACATTTCCGTTCTTGAAAATGTACATTCAAAAGCGGTTCTCCGCAAGTTCTCCGGCGCGGCAATCCAAGCAAACGACGACTGCGCTTTCACTACACCGGGCTCAGGTGAATTAACTTTGGGCGAGGCGGTTTTGACCGCTTCGGCTTTAAAGGTTAATGAGCAGGTTTGTAATGCTGACCTTCGAGCGACTTGGGAATCTGCCCAGATGCGCGGACAATCTTCAGCGGCTCCCGCTGACTTCTCTGCTTTCGTTGCTCAGTACGTAGCCGCAAAGGTTGCTGAAGGCATTGAGCGAAACATCTGGCAAGGTAACTACGATTCTACCGACGGTGGAACTGATGGTACTTACACTTCATTTAACGGTATATGCGCCCAAATCGTAGCGGGAACACCTGGCGAAGAAGATACGTTCTCGGGTGCAACTACTGCTGCAAACATTCTGACTCGCATCGGCGACTTAGCTGTTCCTAACGTAATCGCTGGAGACCCTGATACGAAGCTCTTCATGAGCCGCGCTATGAAGCAGTTGTACTACAACGCTTTGGCCGATACGTATAATTTGCCTTTCCACGCTGAGGGAGCCGCTAACCAGTACAACGGTTACGAAATCATTACTCCCGGCGGTATGCCTGACGACACTTTCTTGTTCGCTAAGGGTGAGAACTTGTACTTCGGAACAAACCTTTTGACTGATCACATTCAAGCTTCTGTTTTGGATTTGACAGGCGTAACGGGTGACGACGTTACTCGCGTTATCATGCAATTCTCAGGTGGTACGCAAGTGGTAGACCTCGACTCTATCGCAGTTGGTCGCCGTTCAGCTTAATTGAATCGGGGAGGGGCCTTAAATCCCTCCCCACAATTCCTCTAACTCATGGCTTGTAGTATTACAGTTTCAGGGCGTTCCTTCCCCTGTAAAGACAAAATCGGAGGAATCAAGCGCGTGTGGGTGAAAGCCTTCGATGCGGCGGATTGGGGAACGGTTGCAAACGGCGCTATTTCTGACGCTGCATCTGCGATTACCGTATTTGGATTTGAACTCACCAAGAACAGCGGTTCATTCCAGCAGACCGTAACGGCCTCAGTTGAGAACGGAACGGTATTCTTTTCGCAGGTGGTAGAGTTGACTTTGCCCAATTTGGTAGCTGCCGATTCGGAAGAGCTGTACGACCTTCTAAAAAGCCGCCTTTGCGTTATCGTTCAAGACAATAACGACAACTACCTTATCATGGGGCACACCACCGGAGCGGAAGCCACCGGGGGAACCTTCGGAACGGGGACCGCGAAGGGCGACCTTAACGGCTATCAAATCCAACTGACAGCAGAAGAGGCCATACCAGCCCCTCACCTTACTACCCTAACAGGCGGAAACGTGACATTCACGGCTGGAAGCTGATTTCATTTTTGTTTGGTTCAAAGGTTACAGGACGGGGGAGGGCATTAGTCCTCCCTTTTCTTTTTTAATATGATTACACTCACACCCAACAGCTCGGAAGAACAGTTCATTTACCTCACGCTTCAAGAGGCTAAAAAGGACTTCGACGCGTTTACTCATTACCTCGTTATCTTTACGAGCATGGCAAGCCTGGACACTTACGCGATGGTTGGGAATGTCGATGCAGATAACGCACGATATACGAAACTCTCCGTACTAACTAACCAACCCCTCGGGGCTTCGGGGCGGGTTCTTCTTACTGATTCGGGTCAGTATACGTACGACGTATACGGGCAAAACTCAAGCACCAACCTAAGCCCTACGGATGCAAGCGTTGAGGGTCTAATTGAACGCGGCACGCTTACGGTAACCGGAGAAACGGGATACACGATACCGAGCATAACCATTCCCGATAACGTAATATATTACCAGTAATGGAAATTCTACAACTCAGCAAATACGAGGAGCGTAGTTATCGCGAAACGCCCAACCGCGAGGGCTTCGTAAACTACGGAGATGATAACCTTTTCCCTCAATACCTCGTTGACCTCTACCACTCCTCCGCCACTCACAACGCTTTAGTTACCTCTATTGCGATGATGATTTTTGGCGAAGGCTTCGACGCTTCAGACCTAGAAGGCCGCCTCGCTTCCGACCAATGGAATCTAAATAACGAACTGCGGAAGGCGTGTCTAGATTTCAAGATTCAAGGCGGATTCGCTCTCGAAATCAACTGGAGCCTCGACCGCACTACGATCGCGAACGTCTCACACCTACCTTTCGAGAACGTCCGTAGCGGCTTCGTAAATGAAGAGGAGAAAGTCGAATACTATTACTACTCTAAGGACTGGACCGATAAGCGACAAGAGCCGGAGGAGATTTGTTGTTTCGACGTAGAGAAGAAGATCGACCACCCTACACAGATTATGTACGTGAAGCCGTTCTCTCCAGGTTCATTCTATTACCCTAAGCCCGACTACGTTGGCTCAATAAACTACATAGAGCTAGACAAAGAGATTTCGATTTACCACATTAACAATATGCAGAACGGCATGAGCCCCTCGTTCTCCATTCACTTTAAAAACGGTATACCTCCGCAGGAAGAAAGAAACCGTATTCGCATGGATATAGAGCGGCAGTTGAGCGGAGCGGGCAACGCGGGCAAGTTCATCGTTACTTACTCCGACGATCCCGATAGAAAGCCGGATTTTGAGCCGTTCCAATTATCGGACGCGCATAATCAATACCAATTTCTCAGCGAGGAGGTCACCGCAAAGATTATGATCGGCCACCGCGTTACGTCTCCGCAGATGTTTGGGGTTGCTGTGCCGGGTAAGTTGGGCGGCGGGGGAGAGCTTGCAGAGAGTGCGGAGCTATTCGAAAAGAACGTAATTCGCCCGGCTCGACAAGTAGTAGAAGAGGCCGTAAAAACGCTTCTAAATGCCGCAGGGCTTCAAAGCCGACTTGTTCCCGTTGCTACCGAATTAGCCGCAGATTTCGAAGGCCCAAAGGTAGAGGCGGCTGAATGGCTAATCGAACAAGGCGAAGAGATGGGGGACGATTGGGAACTCATTGAGGACGTAGAAGTTGATTACGACCTGGAAGAAAAGCGGGATGCGATGCTGACCTTTGCCAATGTACCAAGCTCCAAGCCGCAAGCGAAATCCGAACAAGACACGGAGATTATCAAGGTACGCTATACATACGCTCCGGACCGTTACAGCGATGACAGCCGCGAGTTCTGCAAGAAGATGGTAAACGCGAAGAGGGTGTACCGAAAAGAGGATATAATAGCCGCAGGAGACCGCGCCGTTAACCCTGGATTTGGCCCTAACGGAGCGGATACTTACTCGATTTGGCTCTACAAAGGCGGGCCTAGATGCCAGCATTTTTGGAAGAGGCAAACATACCTCCGCAAAAACAACAAGAAGATCTCTGTAAACCAAGCGAAGAAAGCCATTCGCGAGGCCGGAGTTGGCGCGAAGCGCCTCGAAGAAAACGATCGCAGAGTTGCAACACGTCCAACCGATATGCCCAACCAAGGCTTTTTAAACCCTCGATAAATGGCACTAACAGCAGAAGTCCTTTTCGTTAATCCGGACTATATCAAGCGGATTACCAATATTAACGGAAGCATCGAGGATGCTTACCTCGTGCCGTCTATCATTCTTGCACAGGACAAGTATATCCAGCTCTATTTGGGGACGGATTTACTAGAGAAGCTCAAGAGCGATATTTCCGGCTCTTCTTTATCGGGCGATTACGCTACGCTAATGGATTCGTACGTTCGCAAGGCTACTCTTTGGTGGACGATGGTGGAGCTTATCCCTTCGTTATACGTGAAGATGGATAACGGCTCGCTTGTTTTGAGGGTCTCAGAAGACACGCAAGCGATAAGCCCGGACGACTTGCACCGCGAAGTAGAAAGAGCGCGGCAGAACGCCCAATTCTACGCCTACCGCCTTTACAAATACCTCTGTAATAACCTTAGTTTGTTCCCGGAATACAATTCTAACACGGGCGCGGATATGCTACCGCAGCCAGCGGACTACTTTCAAAGCGGCATGAGCATAAGCGGAGGCACTACGTATCCTCTCCCGGTAGACCTTAAAGCCTACTTTGGATGAGAAAGAGCCGAAAGGAAAACATAACACTTCTAAAAAGGTTTCTCGATGACCTCAACCGAAATAATACTAATGATTCTCCCAAGCGCGGTCGCGATCGTGGGAGTGTGGGTAAACCTAAACCGTGAGATTGAGAAGCTCAAGGGGCGCATTATCCGCGTAGAGTCCGACAAAGACGAATTGAAGCAGATGATGAAAGAGGTAATCGAAGCGGTGCATAAGATCGAATTGATGCTTGCAAAGAAATGAGATACTTTACCTCTGACGAATTCAATTCTCCGGACGACCGCAACAGCGGAGAGATGATGGATCCCGACTTTCTCGCAATGCTGGATGAAGCGAGAGACTGCGCAGGCATTCCGTTCGTTATAACGTCAGGGTTTCGCACCGTTTCACACAATAAGAAGTTAATAAAGGAGGGTTACAACGCTTCCAGGAACTCTTCGCACCTTTTAGGTTTAGCCGCTGACATATACTGCACCGACAGCCGAAGCCGATACATCATCCTCGACGCACTTCAGGAAGTGGGATTCACGAGAATAGGAATCGCCCCTAATTTCTTGCACGTGGATTTAGACATTAACAAACCGCAGCACCGTATTTGGGTGTACTAAATGCCTCGCCCTCGCCTCACCTCTCGCCAGTTCAAAGCGCTTCAAAACCTAAAGAGTAAAGAGCGGCGAATTCTTGTAATTGGTGACCTGCATTGCCCGTTCGAGTTGGACGGTTATTTGGAGTTCTGCGTAGACACCTATGAAAGGCACCTTTGTAACCAGGTCGTTTTCATTGGGGATATAATAGACAACCACTACGCGAGCTATCACGAGACCGACCCCAACGGCATGGGCGGAGCGTATGAACTCGCACAAGCCATAGAACACGTAGAAGCGTGGTCGCAAGCATTCCCGGAGGCGGACGTTATAATCGGCAACCACGACCGTATAATTATGCGCAAGGCGTTTAGTTCATCAGTCCCCAAGGAATGGATAAAGGACTACAACGAGGTACTCGGTACTTCGTGGAATTGGGTAGAGCGTATCGAGTACGATGGAGTTCAATACGTCCACGGCGAAGGAGGCACCGCCCGCACCAAGGCAAAGAACGACTTCCAGTCTACCGTTCAAGGCCACATCCATACACAAGCCTACGTTGAGTGGATGGTAGGAAACAACTTCAAGCTCTTCGGTATGCAAGTGGGTTGTGGTATTGACCGTGACAGCTACGCGGCAGGGTACGCAAAGCACTTTAAAAAGCAGGCGATAGGGTGCGGCGTAGTCATCGGCGGGCATACCGCGTTTAATGTATTAATGGAACTATGAAGAAGAAACTCAAGCACACTAAGTTAGGCGCGTGGTTTAGAAACAAAGCGCCCAAGGCTTTCGAGGCTATCGGCGACGTAATACCAGGAGGCGACGCGATTAAAGCGATAGGCGCGTTAATAGACGCAACCACGGAAAGCGAAGAAGAGAAGAAGCAAGCGCGGCTCATGCTTGCAGAATATGAGAACGCGGATCGCGCAAGCGCAAGGGAACGAGAGGTTGAGATAGTGCGCACCCTCAAGCGGCGCGACTGGATGCAATCCTTTGTAGGGATGGCCGCCATGATTATAGGTATTGTTATGGTAGTCTGGGCGAAGTCGGGCGTTGAGGATAAAGAGATATTTTTTCACATCCTCGGATTCGCAGAAGGTACCCTCGTGGGGCAGGTGGTTAACTATTACTTCGGTTCATCTCAAAAGTAGTATATTAGCGCTTCTAGGTTTTGACCTGTTTGTTTTTTCGTTTGTACAGGGGAGGGAGGCTCAACGGGGCTTCCCTCTTTTTTTGTCCAAATAATTTTGTGGAATGGAAAGTTTTGTATAGCTTTGGCCTCAACAAACGATTTAAACAATGGAACAAATACTAGAATCAGTCCACGTTGATTTGCTCGACTCAATGACGTTAGAGGTTTACTTCTACCGCAAAGCATACGATCAACCCACGCTCGAAGGAGCATCCAAGAACAGCGAGATTAACGGCCCACGCTTTACGCCCATCACTATCGAGCGCGTCTTTCTATGCAAAGGAGGCACAAGTAAATTCGATATAAGCGAGATACACGTAAGCCGTTACCTCGATATTGACATGAAACAACTGAAGTACGACCTTCAAACCCGTATCCTATGAACCAATTGAAAGACGACGTACAAAAATTCTATGCATGGGCGCGGAAGGAGTACGAAGGCGAAGAAATAGAACGGCTAATCTTTGACGTACATTCTGCCATTACTAACCTAGAACGACATATAAACAATGAATTCAAAAGAAAAGCAATGGGCAAGACCCGTATGCGTTAAGACTAGCGTACACGTACAGCCAACGCAGAACTTTAACCAATGGCAAGAAGAACTCGGAGAAGAGGAACGCTTCCGCCGATTGATTGACAACTTCAAGGCGGATCTAATCCACGCCTATACAAACCGAAAGCGATGAATTACGACACTTTCATAGAATCAAAAAAGCGCAATTTGCGAGATGTTGGATTTCACTGTACAGAGTTGAATGAACAGCTTTTCCCGTTTCAACGCGACATAGTACACAAAGCGCTCAAGCGTGGCAAATACGCAATCTTTGCAGACTGTGGACTGGGTAAAACTTTCATGCAGTTAGAATGGGCTGCACGCGTATCGGAACACGAAAACATGCCCGTGCTGCTGCTTTGTCCGCTTGCAGTAGGAGCGCAAACCATACGCGAAGCAGAGCGTTTCGGTATTGACGCGCAAAAGTTCCCGAATGGCAAAGTGCAAGTGTTGAATTACGATCAGATAGAACACGTAGACCCGCGCAAATTTGCGGGAATTGTACTTGATGAATCGAGCATATTAAAGAATATGCAGGGCAAGATGCGGAACGCAATAATAGACAAGTTTAAAAACACCGGATACAAACTAGCTTGCACGGCTACCCCTTCTCCAAATGATCCCGTGGAACTTGGTAATCATTCTGAATTTTTGGATGTTATGAAAATGACCGAAATGAGCGCCATGTACTTTGTCCACGATGGCGGCAACACTAACAAGTGGAGGTTAAAAAAACACAGCGTAGAACACTTCTATCAATGGGTAGGCACTTGGGCCAGCGTGCTTCGCAAGCCTTCAGATATTGGACACGAAGACGAAGGGTACGATTTGCCGGATCTGAATTTTTACGAGACGACAATAGAAACCGACCAACGAAATAACGGGATGCTCTTTAATGAGGTAGCGGTAAGTGCTACTAACTTTAACCAGGAGCTACGACTTACAAAACTGGACCGCATCGAGCAGGCCGTGAACACTGTTAACCGAAGTGAAGAGCCTTTTATTATTTGGATACGTCAAAACGAAGAAGGCGAGCTATTGCGCAAGCTGCTACCGGATGCCGTGGAGGTCAAAGGATCGGATAAAACCGAAGACAAAGAGAAGGCGTTTATGGATTTTGTAAACGGTAAGTTTAGAATCTTAATAACGAAGCCGAAAATAGCTCAGTTCGGTCTAAACTTCCAGCACTGCCAGAACCAGGTCTTTGCGGCGTTGGACTTTAGTTTTGAAGGGCTTTACCAAGCTATTAGAAGAAGCTACCGTTTCGGACAAAAGAACGAAGTGAACATATACATTATAACAACCGACACCATGCAAAACGTAATAGAGACTATAAAACGAAAACAAGACCAATTCGAAGAGATGAACAAAGCAATGACAAGCGTAATAAACGGGCAACACGCGCAAGAAGAAACTAACTATAACACCGAAGACGACGGATGCGAATGGTACGATATACGCAACGGAGACAGCGTAAAATTGATACAGTTACTCGATGATGAAAGCGTAGGGTTCAGCGTGTTTAGTCCACCTTTTGCGGACCTGTACACTTATTCCAGCTTTGCCGAGGATATGGGAAACAGTGCGAACTGGGAAGAGTTTCTCGTTCACTTTGATTTCCTGGTGAGTGAGATTTACCGCATAACGCAAAGCGGGCGAAACGTTGCAGTTCATTGCATGGATTTAATGATAAAGAAAGGTGTCGAGGGGTTTCGAGGTATGCGGGACTTTTCCGGAATGATTCGCGAGGCATTCGAGAAGCACGGGTTTATTTATCATTCTAGAGTAACAATTTGGAAAGACCCTGTGATTCAGATGCAGCGAACAAAGGCCATAGAGCTGCTGCATAAGCAAGTGAAAAAAGATAGCACTATGAGCGCGGTAGGTCTCCCGGACTACGTTCTTGTTTTTAGAAAGGACGGCGAACGAAACAACCCTGTAACGAATACAGATCTTCCGGTTGATCTTTGGCAAAAATACGCTTCTCCTGTTTGGATGGACATAAACCAGACTAACACGCTGCAATACACAACCGCACGAGACAACCGCGATGAAAAGCATATATGTCCTTTACAGTTAGATACTATTGAGCGATTGATCCATCTATACACAAATGAAGGAGATGTAGTATTTACTCCTTTCTTGGGTATTGGATCAGAAGCTTATCAAGCTGTTAAAATGGGGCGCAAGGCTATCGGGTTTGAATTAAAGCCTAGCTACTACCATATAGCACGCCAAAACATGATGAGCATAGTAGAAAGCAAAACACAAAAAACACTTTTTTAAACCCCTAAAAACCAAACAACATGGGAACAAGTAAAGTAAAGACCATTCAACCGAATGGCACGTATGAAGGTCGTAACGGCCTAATGTACAAGTTTGAAATCGGACTAGAAGACGGAGCGAGCGGAGAGGTATCGGCGAAGACGATAGACCGCTGGAATGTCGGCGACGAAGTAGAATACGAAATAACGCCTAGCAAGTGGGGCGACCGTATGAAGCTGACGAAGCCCGGGTTTACGCCTAACCAAGGCGGGAGCCAAAGCCCGGACATACAAAAGCGTATAGATGCTAGCTGGGCAATCGGTCACGCTATCAATCAGGAGAGCGATCCGGAGAAGATTATCGAGGCGGCTGAATGGTTATTGAAGATCCGCAACACCTTAATCTCTAAGCTATGAGCAAGAGCGAAAAAATACGCGCGTATTTACGCAAGCATCCAAACGCGAAAATAGAAACCATGTCGAAATACTGCAAATGCAGTCCGGGACTTGTGTACTACGTCATAGCAGAAGATCGCAAAAAACGCAACGAAAACGACCCGCATAAGGGTATACCTACCCTAACGGTAGATAATGCAAGGAAGGCCCCTCAAAACGCGCCTGCGGGCATTGAGAACAAGCGGGTAGTAGTAAAGAAGTCGTTCCTGTGGGGCGCATTTAAATTTGAACGCTATGAATAATATTAAGCTCTTTTTGATTCGCAACTACGGATCACTCGAAAAGGCCGCCTATCATTTGGACGTAACGGGAGCGACGGTCCGCAACTGGTGCGGTACGCGCCCTCGGAATATGCTCAAGTACATTCCGGAGATAAGCCACCAAACCGGCGCGAACTACGCCGAAATCATAGAGGAAGTTATTATCTGTGAAGAAGAGGGGGCGCTTTAGCCCCCTTTTTTTCCATCTTTGAACCATGCAAAGAGAATTCAAAGGCGTATGGATACCCAAGGAAGTTTGGTTGAACAAGGAATTAAGCCTAACAGAGAAAGCCTTGCTCGCTGAAATAGATTCCTTCACTGGAGAAGGGAAGGCCTTCTACAAATCGAACGAGACTATCCAGGAGGAGTACAAAGTTTCCCGACCTACGATCTCCAAATCACTCAAGAAATTGCAGGGGATGGGGTTCATAAAGATTGAGTTCGATGGACGCAGAAGGAAAGTAACCTATCAGGCAGACCGTAAAAATTTTACGGGCAGGGGGAAAGATTCTTACGGGCAGACCGTAAATAATTTACGTGCAGCAGGAAAGAATAGTACCTCTATTAATACAGTTAAAGAACAAGTTAAAGAACAAGTTAAAAAGAATAGGGGGTTTACACCCCCGAACCTCGAGGAATGTATGTCCACATTTGAAGAAGCAGGAAGCACCACCGACGAAGGCGAAAAATTCTTTAATTTTTACACCTCCAAAGGATGGATGGTCGGCAAATCCAAGATGAAAGATTGGAAGGCAGCCGCCCGGAATTGGATAAAACGAAACAACAATGAACAGCGAAACACAACTACAAGTAAGACAAGCCCAAGCAGAGATGAGTTTGACAACTATATCCGGCACGGGATTATTTAAGTACACCCCGGAGGAGTGTTGGGAGCAAGGCACCAACATAAAAACCGCGCTCCGGGTAATGCCCGAAGAAACCAGGGCGGCGGTTATCTCCATGATCAAGAAAACGGTCGATTTCATCGACGCGAAGAAGACACTCCAGAGCTTCGAAGATGTAGCACTTTGCGCGGAGATGGTCTTCGAAGTATTCCCCGTTTTGAAATTGGAGGAATTCAAGCTAATTTGTCAGCGCATGATGACGGGCTACTACGGCAAATATTACGAGAGGCTAAAGATTCAGGAGTTTCGCGAGTGCATCGTAAAGCACGAGGAGGAACGCGCCCCGATTCTAGAGCGAAAACATAAGCAAGTAACGCGAGGAGCGGAAGACCCTACCAACGTCCCCAAATACGATGCAGAAGCGGCAAAGCTCGCTTGGAGAATGAAGAACAACCCTTTTTTGATACCGGGAAAGAATGGGAATAGCAAAGACGAAAAGCAAACTTGATTCTATTTTTTCGCAGTTCATCCGCTTGCGTGGATCCAACGAAGAAGGTTGGGGAAATTGCTACACGTGCGGTCGTTTGAGGCACTATAAGGAAGTAGACTGCGGTCACTTTATCACGCGGGCAAAGCTCGCCACGCGATGGAAGGAGGAGAACTGCCAGTTCCAATGTAAGCAATGCAATATGACCGGAGGCCAGCAGTACGTTTTCGGTAAAAACCTCGATGCGCAATACGGCGAAGGAACGGCGGAAGCCATCCTCATAGAGAGCAACAAAACGAAAAATTGGACCGTTGAAGAACTCGAAGAGAAGTGCAGATACTATCGAAGGAAGGTAAATGAAATCAAGGCACACAGAGGACTGGAATGAATTCTTAACACGGAATTATTCGAAACTCCTCCACGTTGCCAAACGATGGACGGAGGATCCAGGCGACCTTGTGCACCATGTTTATTTGCGCTGTATTGATAAGCGATATATGGAGAACCCTTTCGGGTACTTCGTGAAGGCTATGTACTTCGAAGCGACACGCGGAAAATTTAAGGAACTGTATAAAACAAACGACAATGAACCCCAAGAACAAGCGACCGAAACCGACTGGAGCAAAGCACTCCAGCGCGAACAGCTTGAACTTATTCTGGACCGTCTCTCATGGTTCGACAGAACATTATTTGGGCTATATCTCAGCGGATGGAATATGGCTGAAATATCTCGACGGTCTGGCATTGGAGAATCGACCCTATATCGCTCACTACACCTTACCCGAAAAACCTTAAAGAATGTTCTTCGTAACAGGACAGAAGAGGACTGACCGCCTCGCTATTTGCTACGACTGCGAATACTTCGTTACCCTTACGAAGAGTTGCGGCCCCCTGGTAACAGAAGCCTTTACCGACTCGAAGTTGTGCGGCTGTCATATGCCTACGAAGACACGGTTAAAGGTAGCTTCATGCCCCCTCGGTAAATGGGAGGCAGAGATTAGCGCGAAAGACCTCGATGCGATTCGGGAACTAATCGAGAACCCACGCAATGCAACGAACGGAGACCTTGCAGAATTGTACAGCAAGGCCACCGGAACAAATACAAAAGCCTCTCAATGCAGTAGCTGTAACAGGAGGATGCTAAACGAACTCAAACAACTCTTAAAAGATGGCACTACCTAGACCCAACAAAAACGAAAACCGCTACCAATACATGAACCGCTGTATAAATACGGTGGTCACGAAGCGAGACTATCCCGATGCAGATCAACGCGTTGCTGTATGTTCTGCCATATGGAAAGAAGACACGCAGGAATGAGCTACACCAAAGAAGAACGCGACGAGATCGCTCACAACATCCGCGAGTACATGAAGCAACCCAAGAAGGAGAAGTTTGAAACCGTATCCTATGAGAAGATAAAGGTGCTTCACCGCAGAGAACACAACATGACCCACTACGACCGCGAATGGCTCGAAACCATTGCACAAGATGTTGAAGGGCGTATATTGCACCCATGAGAAACGCACGAAAAGCCCTACTCCACGCGAAGAACTTTCTACTCATTACGGAGAACGCCGAAGTAGTGCGCCTCCATACGGGGTCAGATCCCGCAACCCTCCTCCTAACTTTAGCCGTTCATAATGTCGAATTCAGACAAACCCTCGAGGCCGTCATCGTTCAAGCTCACGAAGCTCTCGGAGATTCGGGAGAACCCGAACAACCCGCGGACGATTAAAGAAGACAAGTTCGAGAAACTCGTTCGAAGCATCCAGACCTTCCCGGAGATGCTCGAAGCGCGTCCCATAGTCGTAAACCCGGACGGCGTAATCATAGGGGGGAATATGAGATACAAAGCCTGCAAAGCCGCAGGACTCAAAGAAGCACCCGTTTACTTCGCTACTTGGGGAGAAGCCAAAGAAAGAGAGTTCACAATTAAAGACAACACAAGCGCAGGAGAACACGACTTCGACGTCCTCGCCAACGAATGGGACGCAACCGAATTAAACCAATGGGGTCTTAACGTATGGGATCCACAAGAAGAAGAGCAAGAGAAAGAGGAGAAACCAAAATGCGAACTCTGCGGTAAATAATGGAAGCGGTAAAACTTGACAGAACTGACACTAAAAAAGAAGCGATGTTGGAAGCATTGGAGAAGTCGTTGAGCATTGTATCCACCGCTTGTAAGATGGTCGATATATCGCGGCAGACCCATTACGCATGGCT